ATGGTTGTTAAAATGTACTGGTAAAAGGTATCGTTATGCTTCGTAAAGTAAAACTGTATGGCGATCTTGCTAAAGTAACAGGCCATAAAGAATTTGAAGTTGCAGTAAATACAACAGCACAAGCTGTAAGTTTTTTAATAAATAATTTTCCGCAACTAGAAAGTTATATGTCCAATAAATATTATCAAGTGTTATTAGAGAAAGAAGATGTTGGGATTGATGAATTACACTTTCCTGTAGGTCAATCTGATATAAAATTTGTGCCTGTTATATCTGGTGCTGGTGGTAATTTAGGTAAAGTACTTTTAGGTGGTGCTTTGATTGCAATGAGTTTTGGTGTTGGTGGTTTATTTACTACGCCTCTTGCTTTTGGTGGTGGTGGTATTGGATTTGCTTCAGCAGGTTTAGGTGCAAAAGCAGCTTTTGGTATAGGTGCTGCTTTAGTTCTTTCAGGTGTAAGTGGTATGTTGTTTCCAGTTCCAAAGTTACCAGAATTTAGTTCTGAGCAAGATCCTAGATTGTCATTTAGCTTTAGTGGAACACAACAAACATCAAGGGCTGGAACACCTGTACCTATCGTTTATGGTGAAATTGTAACTGGTTCTGTAATTATAAGTGGTGGTATAGACACTGAACAGGTACAAGTATGACAGACAAACGTAAAATTATTCGTGGTTCTGGTGGTGGTGGTGGTGGTAGTCCTCCACCTCCTCCGCAGCCGACAAGAACACCTGACACCTTACACAGTAAGCAGTTTGCAACTTTTCTTGATTTAATAAGTGAAGGAGAGATAGAGGGAAGTGCGTCTGCATCAAAAGAAGGTATAACAGACAAAACATCTACAGCATACAAAAATGCGTATCTCAAAGATGTGTTTTTAAACGATACACCCATACTAAAAGCAACAGCATCATCATCTAGTCCAGCAACAACTGATTTTAATTTTCAAGATGTTACTTTTAATTCAAGATTTGGAACAGCAGACCAAACAAAAATTGCTGGTATAGAAAGTAGTCAATCAACTATTGCTGTTGGTGTAACTGTTACAGCAGATACTCCAGTAACTAGACAAATAACAAATACAAATGTAGATAGAATTAAGGTATCAATAACATTTCCACAAATACAAATAGCAACAGAAGAAGGAGATTTATTAGGAGATACTGTTCAATTTAAAATTTCTGTCCAATATAATTCTGGTGGTTTTACTGATGTACATACTGATACTGTTACTGGTAGAACTGCTGATGCTTACCAAAAAGATTTTTCTGTTGAAGTTACAGGTGCATTTCCTGTAGATATAAGAGTTTCAAGAATAACAGCAGATAGTACAAGTAGCAGTACCATAAATGCTTTTCAGTGGACAAGTTTTTCAGAAATAATAGATGATGCCTCAACTTATGCAAACTCAGCTTATAACGCTATTAGGCTTGATTCTCAGCAGTTCAGTTCTATACCAACAAGAAAATACAGAATAAGAGGAATAAAAGTAAGAATACCGGGTGCTGGTGCATCTAGTTCTGGTACACCTACTGTTGACACTGCAACTGGTCGTATTGTATATCCTGATGGCTATATTTTTAATGGTGTAATGGGCGCTGCAGTTTGGACTTCTTGTCCTGCAATGATACTTTTAGACTTATTAACAGATAAAGATTATGGTTTTGGAGATCATGTTACAGACAGCAATCTTGATTTATTTTCTTTTGTAACTGCTAGTAAATATGCAAATACTCTTGTAGATGACGGATTTGGATTGGATGGTCAAGAGGCTAGATTTAGTTGCAATGTAAATATTCAATCATCAAGTGAGGCTTTTGATTTAATAAATGAACTTGCTGGTGTAATGAGATGTATGCCAATTTGGTCTGCTGGTACAATTACTATTACTCAAGATTCACCAAAAGATGCAAGTTATTTATTTAATTTAAGTAATGTCACCTCTGAAGGTTTCACATATTCTGGTAGTAGTTTAAAACAAAGACATACTGCTGTAGCTGTTTCATATTTTAATATGGACAGCCAAGAAATAGATTATGAAGTTGTTGAAGATGAAACTGCTCAAAATAAATTTGGCATAATTACAAAACAAGTTAAAGGATTTGGTTGTACATCAAGAGGGCAAGCTGCCAGATTAGGTCGAGCAATATTATTTGCAGAGCAGAATGAATCTGAATTGGTAAGTTTTTCTACTTCAATTGATGCTGGTGCTGTTGTAAGGCCGGGTGCAATAATAGATATAAATGACCCTGTTCGTGCTGGTGTTAGAAGGGGTGGAAGGCTTGCTGGTGTAACATCTACAACTGTTGTAACTGTAGATGATACTAATGCAACAGATTTTGCGGTAGATGCAAGTGGTAATCCTGTTGGTGATGCAAAATTAAGTTTAGTTTTACCAGATGGTACTGTTGAAATAAAAGATATAAGCAGTGTTTCTGGTGCAACCATAACAGTATCAGAAGCCTTTTCGCAGACACCAAATGTAAATACAATTTGGATAATTTCAAACGTAACTATAGAATCGCAAAAATTTAGAGTTATTACTGTTGAAGAACAAGATGGTGTAAATTATTCTATTACTGCACTTTCTTATGTAGAAGGTAAATATGCTTTTATTGAAGATGAAACAGCAACATTACCAGCAAGAAATGTAAGCATTTTAAATGAGTTAAAAGAACCACCAGTTGGTCTAACCGCACAAGAAACTATAGTACCTATTAATAACCAAGCAGTATCAAAAATATTTATAAGCTGGCAGCCAATCGTTGGTGTTATTGAATATCAGGTTAACTATAGATACCGAAATGGCAACTTTGTTTCTGAAAAGGTTTCAAGACCTGATTTTGTTATTTTTAATAGTCAGCTTGGAACATATGAGATACAAGTATTTAGTTATAACGTACAAGGCCAACTCTCTGCTACATCAACAGATTTAACATTTCAAGCTGTAGGTAAAACAGCACTTCCACAAGATGTTACAAACCTTAGGATAGAACCTATATCAGATCAATTTGTAAGGTTACGTTTTGATAAAGCTACAGATGTTGATGTAGTTCATGGTGGAAACGTAGTTGTAAGGGGTAGTAATATTGCAGATGGAACAGCTACTTTCACAAACTCTGTTGATGTAATTCCAGCATTGCCGGGCAACGTCAGTGAATCTATTGTTCCAAACATTGTTGAGGGAGAATATATTTTAAAATTTAAAGATGACGGTGGCAGACTAAGTTCTGGAGAAACTTCTGTAATAGTTACAAGCCCTGACCCTTTTCCAAAGTTAGTTGTTTTAGAAGATAGGGAAGATACTGATGCGACACCTTTTGCTGGGACAAAAGTTGATTGTTTTTTCTCAGATGATGTAAATGGTCTTGTTCTTGGTTCTCTTGATTTATTGGATGGAGTTACTGATTTTGATGCTTTGCCTGATTTTGATATTTTAGGTGCTGTTGATATTACTGGCGGTTCTTATGAATTTGCAAATACTCTTGATTTAGGTGGTAAACAACCTTTAAGATTACGCAGACATTTTGTTACGCAAGGTTTTTATCCAAACGATTTAATTGATAAAAGATCAGCAAACATTGATACTTGGACAGACTTTGATGGTGCTACTGCATTTGATGTTGGGGCATCTTTATTGGTTGCCACAACGGATATTGACCCTGATACATCAGTATCGGCAACCTATGGGCAAAGTGGCACGACAATAACTATCACAAAAAGTTCTCATGGATATTCTGTTGGCGATTTTGTTGTTATTGATTTCACCGCTGGTTCTGCTACAGATGGAAATTATGAAATTGTTACTGTACCTAGTACAAGTACATTTACAGTTACTTCAGCTACAAGTGCAACTATATCTAGTGGAACATCTTGTACGTATGGAGCAAACTTTTCAAGATTTAATCCTTTTGTAAATGGAACTTATGTAGGTCGAGGGTTTAAATTTAGATGTGAGATGGATTCAGATGACCCAGCACAAAGTATTGAAATAGATCAGCTTGGATATACAGCAGAACTAGAAAGCAGAACAGAAACAAGTCTTGGTAATGCTGGTGCAAGTGGTGGCGGTATTATTTCTTCTGGAACTTCGCAAAAATCAGTCACATTCACGAATACGTTTTTTACTGGCAACACAGGAACTGGTGTTGCTGCAAATTCTGTTTTACCCAGTATCGCAATTACAATAGAAAACGCACAAAGCGGAGACTTTTTTGCTTTGTCATCTATTACAGGAAGCGGTTTTAATATTGATATAAAAAATGGCTCAAGTCATGTAAACAGAGAATTTAAATATACTGCAACTGGTTTTGGTCGTGGCTCTTAAATTATGATAACCTTAAAGAAAAATTGAAGTAAAATGGCTACCCACGATTACGTTATAGACAATAGTACAGGTGCAAATGTTCGTACTGACTTAAATAATGTATTACAAGCAATATTAACAAATAACAGTTCTGGTTCTGCTCCTAGTACCACTGCTGCATATATGTTGTGGGCTGATACAAGTAATAATTTATTAAAAATGCGTAATTCAGCAAATGATGGCTGGATTGATTTAAGAACACTTACTGGTGGTATAACTTCTAGTGCGGATGCAACAATAAATGGAGTAAGTATTGGCAAAGGAGCAAATTCTGTTGCAAGTAATACTGTTCTAGGTGTAACTGCTTTAGATGCTTCTGTTACTGGAACATATAATGTAGCGGTGGGAATAAATACTTTAACTGCTTTAACCTCTGGGTCATCTAATACTGCTGTAGGTGGTGAAGCTTTAGATACTCTAACTACTGGAAGTTCAAACTCTGCATTTGGTTCTGAAGCTTTAGATGATTGCACTACAGGTAGTAACAACACAGGAATAGGAGTTAATGCCTTACAAAAAAATACAACCGCATCTAACAATACAGCAGTCGGTAGAGATGCACTTTTAGCTAACACAACTGGTGCTGGTAACGTGGCTGTCGGATACCGTGCCGCAGATTCAAATACAACAGGAACAAGACTTGTTGCGATTGGTCTTGATGCACTAGCTACAAGCACTACTGCAAATGATAATACTGCTATTGGTTATAATTGTTTGAACGCAAATACTTCTGGAACACAGAATGTAGGTTTAGGAAATTATGCTTTGGATGCCAATACAACTGCTGATGATAATACTGGAGTAGGATATGCAGCTTTAGGAGCTAACACAACAGGAGAAAAAAATACTGCGGTGGGTAAGGATTCCTTATTATTAAACACCACTGGCACATTGAATGTAGCTGTAGGTCAAGCCGCCTTGGATGCTAATACAACTGGTTCACAGAACACTGCCTGTGGAGAGGGGGCTTTGTCAGAAAATACTACTGCAAATGACAATACTGCGGTAGGCTATCACTCCCTAGAAGTAAACACAACGGGAGCAAACAACGTAGCTGTAGGAAAAGATGCCTTACTATCAAACACAACTGGATATCAAAACGTAGCTGTAGGAACTAATGCTTTAGATGCAAATACTACCGCTGCTGATAACACAGCTGTTGGCTATAACGCATTAACCAGCAATGTAACTGGACAAAATTGTACAGCTATTGGGTCTAAGGCTTTAGAAGATAATACAGGAAGTGATAACACAGGTTTAGGTTATAACGCATTAGCAAATAATACTTCAGCTTCCAATAATACTGCTATTGGAAAGAATGCATTAACTACAAACACAACTGGAACTGAAAACGTAGCGGTTGGGGCTATTGCATTAACTTCAAACACTACAGCTAGTTATAATACAGGAATTGGAAGGTATGCTTTAGGTAATAACACAACTGGAGCTAGCAATACAGGTGTAGGTCATAATGTATTAAAGGAAAACACAACTGGAGCGTCAAATACTGCTGTTGGAGCTGATGCCTTAGATGCTAATACTGAGGGGACTCTTAATACTGCTGTAGGTAGAGAATGTTTAACAGCAAATACTACTGGCGATAAAAATTCTGCTCTTGGTAAAGGTGCTTTAGGTAGTAACACTACAGCAAGCAATAATACTGCTGTTGGATTTGATGCTCTTGCTGCAAACACGACCGGAGCAACTAATATGGCGATTGGTGATAATGCTTTAGCAAAGAATACTACTGCCTCAAACAACGCTGCTGGTGGTTATAGAGCTTTGGAAGAAAATACGACAGGAGCGTCTAACACTGCCTTTGGAAGTGAAGCATTAAGAGAGAATACTACTGCAAGTAATAACACTGCTTTCGGTAAATCTGCATTATTTGCAAACACTACTGGATCAGGTAATACTGCCGTGGGACGAACAGCCTTAAATAGTAATGTAAGTAACAACAACAATACAGCCGTTGGATATTTAGCTTTAGAAGATTTAAATGGAGCTAATAACAACACTGCTGTGGGTATGGATGCTGGAAAGCAAATAACAACAGGTCAAGGTAATACTATTGTTGGTATGAACGCAGTGACAAGTGCTACAACTGGTGATGTTAATACCTGTGTTGGAAAAAGTGCTGGGGTTAATATTACTTCTGGTGATAATAATTTATTTTTAGGACACGATGCTGGTGGTGGTAATTCACCAAGTGGAGCAGTAACTTCTTCAAGTAATAATGTTTGTTTAGGAGATGATAATATCTCAAATCTATTTTGTGCAGATACTTCAATATCAAGTTCTGATTCAAGAGATAAAACAGACATTACAAGTTTTAATATTGGATTAGCATGGATTGAGGCTTTACGACCTGTTACTTATAAATGGGATAAAAGATCATGGTATGGAACAGAAGCAGACCCTCTTGGAACGCCTGATGGCAGCAAAAAAGCAGCTAAGGTTAATATTGGATTTTTAGCACAGGAAGCACTAGAAGTAGAGAAAGCAAACGGATATGGAGATTCTTCTGATAATATGCTTATTTGCAATCTTACTGAAGATGGTCTGAGGTATGGACTTAAATACGAACGATTAGTTCCAGTTCTTGTTAATGCTATAAAAGAGTTATCAGCAAAAGTCAAAGCCCTCGAAGCAGGGTAAACTGTAAACAACTACTTTTTAAATCATGGAAGAAAGGACTTCAGATGAAATCGCTCAGATTTTTTCTGCTGCTGGCGATAGCGTAACTGTAATCAATGCAGATGCAAGCTATTCAGCTTATACAACAAGAACAGGTTCTACTGATACTGAAGCTGAATGGAAAGAAATGATTGAAAGAAACGTAAAGCATCTTGAAATTATTAAGGATTACAAGAAAACAGATGATACAACATCAATCTGGACATCAGAAGATTTTACAACTATTGATAAAGCTGTTACTGACGGTAAAAAACTCTACTAAATTATGAATTTACAAGAAAGATTACAACAGTTAGCTGTTGAGAGGCAAAATCTTACTATTGCCTTGCACGAAGTTAACGGTGCGATGAAGATTCTTGAACAGCAGATTCTTGAGATTCAAGAGACATCCGAAGCAAACCAGCCATCAGATACAGAGGCATCAACCCCACAAGAAGAAGTAGTACCATCAGAGTAAGTGGTGCTACCATTTTGTTAACTACTTCTTTTATCATATGTTTCAAAAAATTTGTAATTATCTCTCTATTTTATCCACAGTCTTGGTTCTAGGTATTTTAGGCGGTGGTTTTTTTACATATAAATATGTAACTTCAGAGCAATTTAAAACAAAATTAATGAATGAAGTTCTTGGTGATGTACAGGGACTTATGCCCGATGTCCTTGATAATGCTTTGCCAGAACAAACAGGACCATCATTACCTATATTAATTAAAAAATGAATTATTAATACAGAGAGTATATGACTGATATACCCGATATAAGTATTCCTGAAATTTATATCCCAATCGTTCCAGAACCTTATAATCCGTATTATTTAAATGCAGCAAAATCACCTGAGATAAATGTCCCCGGATGTACTTACCAACATCGTGATATAAAGAATACTGGTAATCGTAATTTATTACTGGAAGATCCTAATGGAGTCTATTCAACGTGTGATTTTTCTTTTCCTAGTTTTATTCCACTTGACTATACACCTGAAAATCTCGTTATTACAGAAGAAGTCCCTGTCAGTAACGATCCACCGCCACTGCCAGAATCAAAGCAACCAAAGATACCAGAAATTAAAAAAGATAAAGATATTAAATTAGAACCTTGTCCTAGTAAAAAAGATCAGAGAGTTGGGGATTTTCGTAACGAAAAACGACTGGAGCGTGTTATTGGACATGAAAGAGGGCAAGATGGGGTTGAATGTATAACTTTGTATGAAGACGTACCTTTTGTGGATCAATACATCCCAGAATCTAGCACTATTGTCTCTACTGCTGTTATTGGTCTTGTGGCTGCGAGTTCTCCTCTTATTCTCAATATAATAAAACCTGCTATTAAAAATATCGTAAAGAAACTTACAAAGAAGAAAAATAAGGTAAAATAGAAATACCCTATTCTCCAAGGCAATGGATAGGGCGTCTAGGTAGGCAAGTCTAACCTGCTTGTCTACTGCTTTAATTTGTGAGTATGTGGGATAACTTGATTGGGTGGAATATTAACGACAATATCTTCACAGGTAATAGCACTAGGAGTATTAGGTTTAAATGTAGCTCCGAGTTTTGCTTGCTCTGAACATATTTTTAGACGATATAAGCTAACTTCCATCGCTAATTTTTTGTATAGCAATTCTTGATTTTTTATATTAACTTCAGTTGCTCTATGACAAAGAGCAGGAGATTTGCCTAATGGAATATTAAGTTGTGCAGAGATCCCATAGTTTAAATTGAAGCTATCTTTTTCAAATCTAGGGATTTCAGAATAATATTTTATCGCTCCAGTATCTTCATCGTATATTGGAGTTCTGGTAACAGTTTCTTTAGGTAAAGCAAAAGACCAACTATCTGTTACATAAGGAGTAATTGTAAGACTAGGCGAAGCACAAACTATGCCTTGCGACATTCTGAAACTTGGCATACTAGATGGCGTAATCATGGTGGCATTGTTATTAACTACCCCTTGTGCATTGGAACTGGGGCTAGCCACGGTAGTCGAGGCTATGACTGGCTTTACAGGGATTATCAGTAAGGCTACTGCCCAAAGGTAGTTGTAGTTTCTGTTGTGGTGCTTGTATTTATTTGACGAGTTATAGAGGTTACTGTGTCTAATCCTGGAGTTATCAGTGTTTCTTGGATTGAGAAAGCTGCTCCATCGTTTGATATGGACCAACGAGGTATAGCTTCTAAGTTTGGTGAAGTCCAATTAAAATTTACTCCCCCGACTGTTTGTTGGTTCGTAGTTGTAGGAGTAGGGTTGATATATCCTGTTTCAGATTTAATATTATGTCCTGATGCTGAGTAGGAGTATCCTGTGCGATATTGATGACTTGTGATCGTTTCATTAATTATTGATTCAGATGTACTTGAAGTTGTAGAGCTTCCTGTGCGAAATTGAGGTACTACAGGAACAGCTAATGTTCTTGCAGGTAATAGTAATAAAACTAATAACCAAAGTCTAGTCAATGGTAATTGTTACTTTAGTTGATCCAATACAACTTGTACCCGATCCACCAGCGGTACAGGTATGGACTCCAGAACTCAATGACGTTAAAGCGAGAGATCCAGCTGTACCGCCTGATCCAACAGTAGTCTGTCCACCTAATACTGGTAATGCTGCGATACCCGAACTAGGAGTTACAGCAGATGGTGTAGCATCTCCCATTATTACCGACTCCGTTTTTGAGAACGCTGATCCTGCTGTTGTGATAGTTGTATCTGTTTGAATCATAGCTGGCACTCCATTACTAAGGCTTCCAACATTAATTCCACCAATCTTTCCTGATGTTGTAGTATCTCCCACAGTTACAGATGGTGTAATGTTATTTCCACTAAGACTATATGTAGTGCCTACCTTATTCGTAACAACATATGGCATATCCACCGTAATCTGGGCAGATGTCACAAATTCTTGTTTTATGTCTGCATACACTGGTGCAGATAGCATAAATAAAAATGGAAGTAGTTTTTTCATTTGATACCTACATTAGTGTCTTTGTTGTCCACTATCTTAGCAGCGTTTGTGGGTTTCTTTTTGTTCACACTTATACCATAACTACCTAAGACCCCAGACGTAAGACCTGCGAGGAACGCTCCATCATTACGAATCTTGTCCATGTATCCAAGAGTCATCATTGCAAGCGACCAACAAAGAATCATAAATCGCACAGCATGACCAAAGATTTCTCCCCATTCAATACCTTCTTTTTCTGTTTGTTCTTCCATAAAAAAAACTGCCTAGTGTGTGAGGAGTAAGCTGCTGACCACTGCTTATTTTAGACAGCATATGCCAAATGTAACAAAAACTGTTATGTTTGGAAAGTAACACAATAAATTATGATTAAAATTCTAAAACCAATCTTAATGACATTTCTTACAACAACAACTGTAAAACGACTTGTTGTTGATTTATTAAGAGCTATTTGTAAACAAACAACAAACACACTTGATGATCGTGCAGTAGATATTTTAGAAAAACAACTTTTTCCTAATTAATTATGGATAAAAGTTTTATATCAGTATTAATAGAACCTATACCAGTAGAAAAGAAATTAGCTACTGAAGTAAAAATAAGAGATATTATTGCTTGTACTGATATAGAAATTTTAAAAAATTACACAATAAAACTGCTCAGACAAAATGTTAATCACGATTATGTATTAACGCATGCGTTGGTCAGAATACTTGAGATGGAAGATGAAATGAATAAAAAGAAAAGGTTTGGTTTATTTAGTAATTAATCACAATGTGAACAATCAAAATGCAATGGTTCTTGCGTAATCATTGCAGATAAAACAAGCAGAGCTAATTTTGTTGGTGGTTGTTCATTACTAAAAAATAATATTTTTTCTTTTTGTAAATGCACACCCTTTTTTGAAACTATTAACGAAGCATCTGCCATATCAGATGTTTTAAATTCTTTTTTAGATAACTGAGAAATAAGTAAGCCAACACCATGCTCGTTATGAGTCATGGTGCAGGGGTGATAATCAAATAAATCTTCTCCAAAACAATCAAGACCACATTCCAAATGATCTAAAAATACTCTTACTTCATGTGGAAGTTTTGATTTGGCTACACCAATATCTTCTTGTGGTAATTTTTTAAAATTCTTCTTCATTTTGTTCTTGCTTTTGATAATCAGAGACAACCATTTTCATATATGGATTGCCTGATTGTGATTGTGCAGGGAACATTTTTGCTCTAATTTTTACAGCATTATTGCCTTTATAATCTTTTATAAGATTTTTTTCGTCCATAGCATAATCGTAAAGTTTTAAAACCTCATCAACTGTTATTTCAGATACCGACCAATATTTATGTTGTTCGTTTTCTGATTGGCAGTTAAACCACATGGAAAATTTGGATTTTGGTGTTTCAGACATTTACTTTTGCTCCGTAGATTTTGTCATTTGTTCACGAAGGAACTCTTCGTGGATTGTTAATTCAATGTGATTTGCCAATAGCTTGTCAACTGATGGATAAAATTTGTTTTTAAAATTATCCATTATTTGTTTTTTATCAGGTCTTGAATTTAATTCAGCACGCAATTGTGCAAATGCTTCTTCAGATATTTTTTCTTGACCCTTAGGTGGTTTTGTTGTTGATACTTGAAACTTAGGTTTGCTAGTTTTATTATTTCTAGCTTTACCAGTATTATCTGCATCAGCACATTTCTGACTAAATGCATCAGCTTCATCATCAGCTTGACCTAATCCATAAGCAGCAAGCAACATATATCTTCTAGCATATGTAATGGCACTACCCATTTTGTGATAGATGTTTTGACCTCTTTGATTCTCTGTAACTACTGGTAGTCTTGAATCAATATATTCACCAGATTCGTGCATAATTCTACAAGTGATCCAGATAATATGATCGTCTGAATGTGACGTTGCACTTTCAATAATAAATGTATGTGATAGTCCAAATTTTGTTGCTGGACTTACAGCATATTCTGCTTCGCTTAGTGAAACATACGAGCCAAAGTTACCTGACGCATCACGGACTGCGTTGCTGTATTCCATCTGAAATTTGCATAACGCTGCAGCCAGTTTAGGAGTTGCGATTGGTTTTTGTTCGAATGAATCATTAGTAATACTTTCCATGTGGGGTAAGTTGTTTGGATAATTGTATTATATCAATTAGCCAAGTATTGTACACCTTTTATTTGTTACTTATTATAACTGCCATATATGAATGAAAGCTCCTTGAAATCCACCCTTTGTAGCAAATGATTTTTTTGCTCTAAGGTTTACAACTAAAGAATCATCTCTAAGTAAAATTCCACCACTAGGTACTGATAATCCATCTAAAGTACTTCTGCACAGTTTATCAATATCGCCTGTTGATCTTGTAATTGGATAAGTAGGTGCAGATGGTTTTAAACTTCCTTCGTTTCTTCCAGTTCCATAATGACCCTGTGGTCTTTGAAATAAAAAGTCAATAAATATTTCTACAGGTTGTTCAATAATCTCACCATTATTTATTTTTTGCTCAATACAGGCTGAAACAATTTGATTACGCCATGGCATAACAAACTGACTAGCTTCTCTCATACCACCGAAACGAGTAGACACCTTGCTGCCTTGTGGAGCAGGCTTTCCTCTAACAACAATCATCTTTGGCTCATTCATCTTGTTGTATCATTTCTTTTTTCTCTTGTAAGAAAAAATTCCTGTAAAGCTCTATTAAAAATTGCTTTTGGATATTTCCAATTAAGGTCTGTTGGTTCTGCTGTAGGAAGTTTAATTATTTCTTTGTTTAAATTTTTTTCTTGAGCTAAATATTCTAGTCTGGTTCTAAGTAATTTCCAAACAAATTTTTGTTTGGAATTAAATGGAACATCAATAGGTTGTTGTTTTAGTCTTTTAATGAATAATCGACATTTTTTCTCGTCTGATTGATTTATTATTTTTATCCATTTACGTTTAAAATGTTGATCCATTAATTCCACCAAGGTGCTAATTCGTATTCAGTTATATCGACCCATTTACCTTTGCCTTCTTCTTCTGTACTGTCAAATTCCCAAGTCCTGTAGTTAGGGTCTAAATAAATTTGACCAACATAAGGGTTGTAGGGAAAGTTAAATGTTTTCATTTAGATTTACTCCATAACTTAATTAATAATTTTAATTCTTTGATGCGAACTTTTGCTGCCATTATTTTTTGTTCAGTTGTCATTTTTATCCTGATATTTAAATTCTTTATTATAGAATTTTTTATGATTTTTAAATTGTTCCTCACACAATACACGAAACAAATCAAAAATATCTTCTGATT